CGGCATGGCAGGCTCGCCGCGATGCCGAGGCAGACAAGGCGCGGCTCCGTGAATCCGGTGTGCCGCTGAGGTTCGAGGACAAGGGGCTTGATACCTATGCCGTCACCCACGATCGGCAACAAATCGCACTGTCAGCCTGTACGCGACTGGTGGACTCCCTGCGAGCCGGTGAGCGAGGGGCAAACCTGATTTTCATCGGCAAGCCAGGTACCGGCAAATCGCACCTGACCTGCGGAATCATTCGGGCGCTGTACCGGACGCACCGTGTCTGCCGTATCGACCTGCCAGACCTAATCCGAGCAGTCAGAGCAACATGGTCACGCCGGTCAGAACGTACCGAGGAAGAAGTTTTAGCGCACTTTGGCGGATTGGATTTACTCATCATTGAGGAGATTGGCACCGGAGCCGGAAGCGAGGACGAAAAGGCGCGAATCTTCCAAGTCATCAACCGGCGCTACGAAGCGATGTTACCCACGATTCTGGTTAGTAATTTTGACTTGAACGCGCTAGAGCAGGAAATAGGCTCTCGTGTGCTGGACAGGCTGCGCGAGGGCGACAGAGCTGTACTGACGTTTGATTGGCCGTCCATGCGGGGGTCGGTATGAATCCAGAAATAACGCTGCCTTGGCCGGACAAAAAACTGAGTCCAAATGCGAGAGGGCATTGGGCGACAAAGTCAAAGGCCAAGGCGATGGCAAGGCGGACTGCCTTCGCGCTGGCACTAGAAGCAGGCTGGCGCACCGCATGGCCAGAGGGTAGATTGCATGTCTGGATTGATGGCTATGCCCCCGACAAGCGCAAGCGTGACCATGATAACTTTTTATCCAGTTTGAAAGCAGCGCTAGACGGCATCGCGCAAGCCATGCAAGTGGATGACTCGCGTTTTGTGCCTCATCCGTTCATCAAGGAGGAGGTGAGACCAAAAGGCGAGGTGAGAGTCAGGATTACAGGGAGCGCAGGAAGCAATGACAAGTAGCCACTGCCAGCACTGCAAAGACGGCCTTGCGCCCCAGCCAGACCATGTGCAGCGCGTAGGACGTGCGCACTACGTCTGCCGCGAGTGCGGTAGAGATGTGACACTGGTACTGACGCTGATTCTGCGGATGGATGAGGAGTTTGCGAAGTGACAACCATCATCCTGCCCGCCGGTGCGAGCCGCAGCACAGTACGTCAGTACCTTGACCGCTCGCTTGACGCTCTGTCGGGCAGCCTTGATTGGATCGTCACCATTGAGGAGCGCGGGAAAAGCCGGAGCCTGGAGCAAAACAGACTGCAACAGCTCTGGCACTTGGAAGCAGCGCAGCAGCTCAGGGATGAGGATGCCGAGGACAAGAGGGCGTACTGCAAGCTGCACTTTGGCGTCCCAATCCTGCGGGCTGAGTCGGAAACCTTCCGCGCTGAGTATGACCGCGTGGTTAGACCGCTGGATTACGCGACAAAACTGGCGCTAATGAAAACGCCCTTTGATTTTCCATGCACCCGATTAATGAGCATCAAACAAAGCTCTAGGTTTCTTGATGAGGTCTTTAGGCATTACTCATCCCTCGGCGTGAAGCTGACTTTGCCACAGGAGTCATCATGAAAAACCGTGGAAACAATAATAAAGGGGAACTCCACAATCGCTATGTGCATGGGATGGCTGGCACTCCAACCTATAAGGCGTGGTCTAACATGAAAGCCAGGTGCTTTAAGGAGGATTTGCCGAATTATAAAAATTGGGGCGGAAGAGGTATTACTGTTTGCGAAAGATGGCTTGATTTTCGCAATTTTCTGGCAGACATGGGGGAGAAACCTAGTGGATGGACACTGGAGAGGATAGACAACAATAAGAATTATGAGCCTGAAAACTGCATCTGGGCTGATAGGAAAACACAGTCAAGAAATCGGCATTACGTTGTTTTATCAATGGAGATTGCTGAGAAAATAAGATGCGAATACGAAAGTGGCATTGTCTTGAAAAAACTCTCGAAGAGATATGGAGTGAGTGTTTCTCATGTCCATAGAGTAATAAAGCGCGAGGTGTGGGCATGACAACGCAGTTCCTTGATGCCGTCTATCAGCATTACACCAGCCAAGGGGTCAGGCTATCGCACCCTGACGATCTCGGACGTTCCGCGTGGAACAAGGGGGAGGCATGAACCTATTGCAACCCTGCCCACGCGCTCCGCATCGCGGGAGAGTCCTTACGCCCCGCCAGCCAGTCCGAATAGCTGGCGGCATCGAACTCAACCAGCCTCACATTTTTGTGAGTGGCAGCCAAATGCGCCAGCACCGACTGTTGCGGTCGCCAGATCAATTCCGGCTCTCCGTTGTTCAGCCAATCAGTCAGGGATTTGTACCAAACCAGCACCACCTCCGGCAGTCTGCCGGTTTTGATTTGCGCCTCGGCAATCTCGGCACCGACATTCGCCAGCATCAGACCGCGCCAGTCTGCCAGCGACCGCAGGCGCTCGGCGACATCAGCAGGGATGGGGCGCTCTCCAGCCTCCCAGAGTCGCCATGCCCGCTCAGAGACACCCGCAGTGCGCTCCTCACTGGCCGCGACCCATTGCGCCGCTTCAGGGGCGCTGAAAAAGAGCAGACGCCGGAGCGCCTGCAATTCGGTTTTGTTCATTTAGGCGCTCCGGTAGCCATTGCTGCCCCAACCATCGGGGGTGGCGAAAGCGATGTTCATGCCAATGGGCAGTTCTTTCCCAGACATTTTCAGAGCCAGCTTGCGAGCCTTGTTGTCCAGTGCCTTGCCGAACACGCCTGCATCGGCCAGTTGGCGGCGGGCAGCTTCGTAATGCACCTGCATGGCGTCGCACAGCTCCGCCCGGATGACGGACATTTCGTTGCGGCGGACCGCTTCGGCGGCGGCGCAGCGTTTTTTGATGGTAAGTTCCATGATTTTTGCTTTGTTCATTTTGATACCCCTTTGGGTTTCGGCAAGCGCTCATTCGCTCACCATGGAAGCAATATTAGTTCCGATTTCGGAACAAGTCAAATGAAATCTATTACCGTTCGTCGGGAGACAACATGAAAGCAATCTGGTCAATGAATACGGGGCTAACCATCATCGGCCAGCCCAATCAGGGACAGCCCCGTCACTGGACAGTCAAGGCATGGGCAAGCATCGCCAGCGGCGAGAAGATTGAAGTGCTGGTGAGACCAAAGGGAAAGGTACAACTTGCGGACATTATCGACCTCACTAATAATGCCTTGATGGAAATCGAGGTGGAGCGTGACCAGCCCACGGTCGATGCGGGCTTTGTGGCGGTGGCGCGATGAAGATGAAAGCAGAGAAGCGTCACATGGACAGAGTATCCCGTATGGGCTGCATGTTATGCCGCGCCCTTGGTCGCCCTAGTGATGCTCCGGCCACGGTTCACCATATCCGCGAAGGGCAGGGCATGAGCCAGAGGGCAAGTAACTGGATGACGATTCCTTTGTGTCCTGACTGCCACCAAGGAAAGAACGGCATTCATGGCGATAAGACCCTGCTCAGGATCGCCAAGGTCGAGGAGCTGGACTTGCTGGCAATGGTGATCGAGAGGCTATCCGCATGAACAAGCACCTAACTGGAATACTTCTCGGCGTGAAGATGACCGATAAAGCCAGACGTGCCGCGCTTGGTACATCAGTGCGCAGATGGCCGCCATCTGATACAATCAGACGACTACTGGCAGCGAGGTGGTGGTATGACCAAATTTCCCGACTATAAAACGGTTTCAGTTGATAAGCTGATCCCTTATGTTCGAAATTCACGAACTCACAGCGACGAGCAGGTAGCGCAGATTGCAGCCAGCATAAAGGAATTTGGTTTTACAAACCCCGTTCTGATAGATGGTGAGGGTGGGATTATTGCAGGTCACGGTCGCGTAATGGCTGCCCGAAAACTGGGCATTGGTGAAGTGCCGTGCATCACGCTTGATCACCTCACGGACGCACAGAAGCGTGCCTACGTCATTGCAGATAACAAGCTGGCGCTAAATGCAGGTTGGGACGATGAAATGCTGCGCGTGGAGTTTGCAGAGTTGGAAGAATTGGGCTTCGACCTTGAGCTTACCGGCTTTAGTTTAGATGAAATTGACGAGCTACAGATTGAAGAAATAGAAGATGGCTTGACTGATGAGGATGCTGTACCAGAGCTGGTGGACGAGCCGGTTAGCGTGCTGGGCGACGTGTGGCAGCTGGGCAAGCACCGGCTGATGTGTGGGGATAGTACGAGTATTGAGTCGCTCGAGCAATTATGCAAAGGACAGCTGGTTGACATGTGGTTGACCGACCCGCCATACAACGTGGCCTATAAGGGGGGTACAAAAGATAAGCTGACTATTCAAAATGACGACATGTCGGACGATCAATTCAGGCAGTTTCTACGTGACAGCTATATTGCTGCAGACGCAGTCATGAAGCCTGGTGCCGTTTTTTATATTTGGCACGCAGACTTGGAAGGGTACAATTTTAGAGGTGCGGCGCAGGACGCTGGGTGGACTATTCGTCAGTGCTTGATTTGGAAAAAGTCATCTTTGGTCATGGGGCGTCAAGACTACCAGTGGAAGCATGAGCCGTGCCTTTATGGATGGAAGGAAGGCGCAGGCCACCTTTGGGCAGCAGACCGCAAACAGACCACGATACTTGAGTTTGATAAACCTCAAAGAAACGGCGAACATCCAACGATGAAGCCGGTTGCTCTCTTCGAGTACCAGATGCTCAACAACACCAAAGGCGGAGACATTGTCCTTGACTCGTTCGGAGGGTCAGGAACAACACTGCTCGCTGCAGAAAAGAATGGCCGCACAGCATACCTGATGGAACTCGACCCAAAATACTGCGACGTCATCATCAAGCGTTGGCAAGATTACACGGGCAAGGCCGCAACGCTGGAAGCGACCGGCGAGACATTCGAGGAGGTGAGTCATGGCAGATAAGCGCAAGACCAAACCACCACACGCCCCAACTCCGGAAAGCCGCGCACAGGTCAGTGCCCTGTATTCTTACGGAATTCCACAAGAGGAAATCGCACGTTTCCTGAACATCGATCCTAAGACGCTGCGCCTGCATTACCGCGATGAGCTGGACTCTGCCCACGTTAAAGCCAATGCAGCAGTGGGGCGGTTCCTGTACCAGAACGCCAGCGGCCAGACGCTCGGCAGCGGTGCAACGCACAGTGATTGTGTTCGTGCCGCCATGTTCTGGGCTAAAACGCGCATGGGCTGGCGCGAAACCCAGCAGATCGACCACACCACCAATGGTGAATCAATCCAGCCTTCGGTAATCGAAATTGTCACCCCGAAAACTCAGGATTGAGCTGTCACCTAAAATAATCCCAGTGCTTTCGCCGCCGCTTGGCACCTATCGCTAT